TCCGTCAAAAACAAAATCGCCATCAAAAACGTTTACAGGTACAAGGTTTGTTTGCGTCGCATTGACCATGATCCATATCTCTACGGTATGCTGCTGCCGGTCGCGGTAATTGACACCGTAAATATCCTCAAAGCGGATCGTGCCGTCAAAACAAAACGTACCGTCCCAGCAGGTATGACGCGCCGTGCCTTGATTCCAGACGATATGTTTGGCATCGACGATTTGCATAATTTCCGCGATTTGCCGGACGTTAATCGGTAGATTTATATCAGGATAGTAAAAGATCATTGCCTCAAGCCATGAACGCACGTTCTTAGCAGATTCTACTGCTGCCAACACGTTTTTCCAGCGGTTTTTGTCCGTGCTTTCTTCTTGCAATGTGACATACACTTTAAAATAATATGGTTTTCCGCCGTATTCGTACCATTCAAGAATCTTACAGTTACCATAGGTTGCCTCAACCACCGCGCACACTGCCGCCGGTGTACCTTTGATTCTGTGCCATGCGATAGAATTCTTGACCAAAGCCCGCCGTGATGAAAGCGATAAGGAATAATCGTAGAAATCCACATGGAGCTGAACGGCAAGCGCATCCACGAGTTCACTCGGCAATGTATCGATGACCGGATAGAGCAGCACCTTCGTTATTTTGGAATCAAAGCTGTGCAGAACCCTATCCACAAGCTTTGCGATTTCCTTGGCGTTCTTTTTGTTCAGACTTTCCGGAAGGTCCTGGTGGATGAAATAGTTTTGGATGTCGTTCATTCCTCTTCGCTCCCTCCCATTGTCACAAAAGTCTGCTGATCCTGCGCCACTTGCAGTTTTTTGACCACCGTGAAGACTGGCGATAGAATCTCGATGCGCTTTACACCGCTGATGGCTTTTAGTCGGTTGATAATCTCATCGGGATTGATATCCCGCCCCAGCTTTGTCCTTTGCCATAATTTATACCCGGCGATAACTTTCCATACGGCTATGGAAACTGCCGATGCGTCCGCCCCGTCATAAATCCAGTATTTCAGATTGATATCATAATTGACCGCCTCCGGCGGCGTGACCATGAGATTGTCCGTGAGCGGCCTTACGGTCTTTGCGGATAATTTTTCCTCGATTTCGCCTAGAACCGTATTTTCTGGGATAACGCCGCCCGTCAGCAGAATGGCGATCTGAACCACTCCGGGCGACGGCGTATCAGCCGCCGCATCGATGACCGCGCTGGATACATTCTTGGCATGATAGATATAAGCTCCTTCCGATCCCGCGCAAGAGTAACTTTCCGGCGCGGTAAAAATGCGCTCCCTTAGAGCATCATCTTCCTCTGTGTCAGAACCGCCTTCGCTGGTGGAGATGTTGACCATTGAGGCAACATACGAGATCGGATCGATAATCTGATGAATTGTTCCTGCCTCGTACCCATTGCCGGTTTCCCCTGTTTTCGTGCAGACAGCCGTGACCTGTGCTATCGTTTCTCCTGCCGGAATGATAACGTCATTTACAGTGGCAAAATAGATATTTTTTTCAGGGCTGACCCGTGTTCCTTTAGGAATGATGGTCTCCTGTGTCCTTGCTGCCGATAACTTAATTTGTATAACCGTGGATGCGCCGCTGGCGGTAAGCCTCATTGTTCCTACCAATGCGCCCAGACCGTCAAGATATTCCTTCTCCGAATCCTTGAGCATGTTCATTTTCCCTGTTTTGTTTAGCTTATTCAAAAGCAGGATAATGACATTTACGATGAAGAGTAAGAAGATACGGACGGGATCGCCGCTGGCAAGCTTTGAGCGCCCCGTGATTTCATAGTAGAGAGTAAAAATCTCATCTTCAATCTCATCTTTTTTTATATTCACAAAATCTATATCCGGCAAATCAGATAACTTTGGCATGGATGCTTACCTCCACGGTTGGGATTAATCGTCCCGTTTGCTCTCCCTCAAAGGAAATGGATTCTATTACAGCTCTTGGTTCATAATGCCTGATTCCTTGAAAAATTTCATTTGTCATTTTTGCTTTCGCCACATTAACGGGAAGATCGATGATCGCTCCATGAATCCCAAACTCACGGTCGAGCGGCACAGAATATTTGATGGTCGTAAGGATCGTCCTGACGTTTTGGATCACTTCTTCAACGACCGTTGACGGCGCGAAATCAATCGCCGCCTTTTGATTTGCTTTTATCAAATATGCCATTTACAGCCCGTCCTTTAATAATTCGTTTGAATTGCATTTTCCTCGGTCTTGTTCCCTTCTTCATACTCGGTAAGCTGTAAGGAGGCAGAGCATTGGATGAGCTTGCCGTCTGCCGACCAGTAGTTGTTTCCTTCCTTGATGGAATCCAGCCGCCAATAGTTCTGCGTTACCGGCATACCGCCGATAATGAGCGGAAAAACCGCGCCTGTATCCCGCATCTTCCTTAGCTTCTTTAATTGCTTTTCCGGCTGTACGCCGTGGTCGATGTCGAGGATGATGGTAAAACTAAGCGATTCCAGCCCGGGACCGCCAAACTGGCTGACTGGCTTTCTAAGGAGCAAAGCATGTTCCGCCCATCTGGCCGTACTTTCCCTCTCATAATTTGATGGCGTCAACATGTGTGATGACGATACTGAAAAAACAATATCGCCCATATAGCCGATATACATAACCCCCTGCCTCCTTCCCGCGTCCGAATTAGCCGCCTATAAATACGTTCTCGCTGCCTATGGCAACGCTCCCGCCACAGCTCACAGAATCGCCGACGCGTGCCGCTGCCTGCCCGTTGATAAACACCGTACTGCTCCCACTGGCAATTGTCCCGCTATGAGAAGGATGAATCGTGCATCCGTGCGCGGGGTAATCATCCCCCATGCGTCCCGCTCCCTTGCCGTTGATAAATACGTTAGGGCTGTGTCCTGCGAGTCCTCGTGGCGGGCAAGCGTCATGCCCGGTGTCCTTGTCTCCCTGTCTTGTTGCCGCTGGCATATCGTTACCCCCTAATTTATGTTGATAATAGGCGCGGTCAGTTTGAGCGACTTTGATGCATGGATTTCCATCGCGCCGTTTGCATTTACAATATAACTTCCGTCCTTGTAGCGGATGCTCCTGACGTTGGTATCTTTTTCGGCAGGAGGATCGGCATCGCTATAATGTGCCCCGACGATAAATCCCTCGCCCGGGCCTTTTCCCGCTACATTCGGCAAGAGGATACAAAACACTTGTTCCCCGATGTCCGGCATCCAGTAGTCCTTTGTTTTTTCTGTACACCGACTCATAACGTAAAGCTCCTTTGTAGTCTTGTCGTCTCTATCAGGACGCGTAACGATAACCGAACCGGGACTTTTCCCATACTGCGAAACGATGCCGACGAAAAAATATTCGGATAGAACCTTTAGAATCGCGTCAGTAGCCATCCAAACACCTCCTGATGTCCACTTGCGTTGTATATTGCTCGTTTATCGTGTGTGTGACCTTCGTCGCAAGATAACGTCCATCGAATTTTCCGAAATTCTTCATTTCGATAATCTGCCCTGCGGCAAAATTATGATTGCCGATGGTCGTGAAAGTCCCTGTGATCTGCTCTTTGTTGGCTTCCCTCAATTTCTTTTTGGCAAGCCGTTCGGCTTCTGCCGTATCCTCTACTTGCTCCCTGACGAAAAGGATGCGTCCCTTTTCCTTATTCGGAGCGGCAAACTCTCCTTCGATGACGGTTTTCTCCTTGCCCTTCTGGTATTTGACCTGACATTTCCAATAAGTGTCTCTTGTTTTGAATCGGAATCTATAATCTAGCAGCCATCGAAGAGGCATGGTGTTTTCGTTCAGTTTGGCTTGTACTCCGGGTTTGTAGACCGTAATCACAGGTTCCCCCGCTTCATATTTGACTTCATCAAAAATAATGATTCGCTCCGGCGTGATTTTTAAGGCCATGCCGTTGTCTTTGCAAATTTTTAGCAGAAATTCCAAATCAGATTCATCCGATTGTTCCACATGATCAAGATTCGGATTTTCCTCGCAATCCCATAGAAGCGTTAAGCCGTTTCTCTCACAAATATCCGCAGCGCACTTCCATACGGAAATTTCTTCCCATGTCTGGTTCTTCTTTGTTCCTCGAAGAGTACTGTCTCCGATAACCGACACCGCCTTGATACTCACCGTGGAAGGAAAGCCGTTTGCTTCGATCTCGTCAATTTCGAATTTCCCTGCATAAAAGACCGTCTCGCCGTCTTGCAATGTAATGCGATTGTAGGTGTGGATCGTAACATCCAGCATATTTCCCTCTCCATCGGGAAACCAGTCTTCCTGCCACAACCCCGCCCTGTCTTCCAGTTCGATGGATACATCATCTGTAGATTCAGAAAGGTTATCCGTAAAAGTCATGGATAAGAAATACTTGCTGATATCTTCGGAAATATCGTTTTCTTCTGTACTACCTGCCGGGGTGTACTTGACCTCAATCCATGCTCTTCTGGAAAGGATTGCTCCCTCCGGCACTTCCTGAAGCCATCCGCTTAGCGGATTCTTATATTCTCCCATTGCTATCGCCTCCACGGCGGCAGAATACTTGAAGTTTGAGCATCGGGATCAGGGCAATAGATTTGCACTCCCGACGGGAATACAGCAATCTCCCGCAAATCCTCGTTGGCTTCCAGGAGCTTCGAGATGTAGGCTTCCTTGCCATAGACTTTATAGGCAATCAAATCCCACATATCGCCTTGAATTGTGGTGTAGGTCTTAGGCAAAAGAAGTCCTCCTCTCGTTATGCTTCATGTTGTTATACATCCCGCCGAATTTACGCTCTACCTCTCGCATCCAGTCTGCTTTCGCCCTGGCAAGCGCTTCCTCAAGCTGCGATACCGTGCCGCTACCGGCGTTGCCGTTGATAACGATATTCGGCGCATGATACTCGAAATACATATCGCCGCCGCTTTGCGGTTCCAATGCAACCGGCGCAGCCGCCATATCCGCCTCGGTCGGCGGCATCGCCGCTTCGGCGATGGCGTTGATTTCAGGCGGTAATGCCTCCACCCTATTCATAATAGGCGGCGGATGAATTCCTTGCTTCATTGGCAGAGAAAGCTTTTCGGGCAATAACCCCAGCATCTCTCCTGCTCTTTGCCATAGGGAGACGGCACGATTCGATCCGTCCAAGGGGATTGCCGCCTCTGCGCTGTCCTCGGCAAAAGTCGTCAGGAATGCGCCTTTCCGATAAATGCCGCCCTCGGCATTTTCGGGAATAGATGCGCCGCCGCCTCCGCTAAAAGACATAACCGCCTTGATGCCGCTGACTACACCGCTGACCGTGCTTCCAATTCCATTTAAAATGCTCTGTGCAAAACTGCCAATGCCGGAAAAGATGCTCGTGAAAATCTGCGCCACACCATTCCATGCTTGCAACCAGTTTCCCATAAAAATTCCTGTAATGAAGTCGATAATGCCCTGAAGCACGCCAAGAAAGGTTGCAATAGCGTTCGCCGCAATGGAAATGGCAGTCGTGACAACGCTTGTAAAGATATTCGCCAAAATGAGGATCGCCGCCACTACCACGCCGCCGATGAAGGATGCCAGCGTTCCCAAAACGCCGATGAGAAACGCAATCGCGCCACTGTTGTTCTGTATAATCTGAGAAAGCATCTGCCATGCCGCTGTGAGCTGTCCGCTTATAGCCGCGCCGAATTGTTGAAGCGATGTCATAAACTGCATAAAAACGGGCTGAATGATCGTCCACGCATTCAAGAATGCCGCGCAAATCTGGTTCCATAACTGCATGAAATACGGCCCTACGGCATCCCAATTCTGATAAAGAACATAAGCCGCCGCCGCAAGCGCCATGATAGCGATACCCAATGGAGAAAAGACCGCTCCCATTGCTGTTTTACCAATACCCACAAGAACCGATCCCATGTTTTTCAGGGCAATCGTTACCGTATTTATCACACCGCTAATGGTGAAATCCTTCGCCATACTGCGTACGGCTGCTCCTGTTCCCTTGGCGGCTTTTGCTATGCCGCTCATTTTTTCACAAGATGCTTCCACCGCTCCACGCAAAATGAAAAAGCTGTTTCCCGCGGCGTTTCCTATCGCTGTCCATTGCAAGCCCTGCAAGCGGTAAAATTGTGTAGCAATCGCCGCAAATGCAAGGATCGCCTCGCCTGAACCGTTCCCTATCGCCTTAGAAAATGTTTCCCATGCCGAAACGACCATTTTGAGGAATGTCTCATTGGTATTGTAAAGATAAACCAGAGCCGATACCAAAGCCGCGATAGCGATCACTGCAAGCGCGAATGGGTTTCTTGCCAGAACCGCATTAAGCGCCATTTGTGCTGCGGTGAGGATTTTTGTTTTTGCAGCAAGAAATAACGCATGGTTCATGACCATTTTGTATGTAGTGGCAAGAAGCCTCCACCCCGCGATAGCAGCATTCACCGTCAAGGCCGTCATAATTACAGCGGCTATAGCCGCCGCTAAAATTCCCAGCATCCAAACAAGCTTCGGATGCGCCGCTGCGACTTGCGATAGCGTTCCCGCCCATTTCGCTGCCCAATCGGCAGCCTCCGCTACCATTGGCAGGAAAGTTCCCCCTATACTGATTGAAAGGGATTCCATTGCGGATTTTAGCCGGGTAGCCGCGCCCTTGGCATTGTTACTCATCGTTTGAGCAATTTTATCCGACGCCCCGTCGCAATTCTCTAACGAGGCCACTAAAGCATCAAAAGCTTCCGGACCTGCGTTGACGACATTCAGCCATCCAGACGCGGCATTTGTCCCAAAGATCGCGCCCAAAGTAGAAAGTTTTTGTTCTTCGCTCAAATCCGCCGTTTTCTGCCGTAATTCCGTAAGGATCGTGGACATTTTGCGCGGGCCTTTCACATCTTCCATTTCGATTCCCAGCGCCTTTAACGCACCCGCCGCTTCGCGTTGCTCCGCGTAAATAGTATCGAGAGACATTCCCATTTCTGCTAATGCCGATGCCGCTTTTTTCGGCGGTCCCGCAAGACGCAAAAGCCCTGCTCGAAGAGACGTTCCCGCCTGACTTGCCTTGATTGCGCCGTTTGCCATAAGCCCGGCAAGAGCGGCGGTATCTTCCATGCTGATGCCAAATCCATGTGCAACCGGAGCGGCGTATTTCATCGTTTCGCCTAACATTTCAACGTTGGTATTCGTGGTTGTAATCGTCGTTGCAAATACGTCCGCCATGTGCCCCGCTTGATCCGCTTTCAATCCAAAGGCGGTCAGATCGTCGGAAATGATATCCGCCGTCCTTGCAAGCTCCGTACCGCCCGCCGCCGCAAGCGATAACAGGCCGGGCATTCCGGCAAGAATTTCATTCGTTTTCCATCCTGCCATTCCCAAATAACTCATAGCTTCGGCGGCCTGCTTTGCGGAAAATTGCGTAGTTTCTCCCAACTCCCGCGCCTTTGCGGTCAATTTGTTAAAATCTCCGCCCGTTGCCCCTGTGATCGCTTTTACTTTCGACATAGCGGCTTCAAATTCAGCCGCCGTTTTGATCATTCCTACCAGCGGCGATGCTACTGTCTGCACGCCAAAAAGACCTTGCTGCCAAGTACTCGTTGCGTTGAAAAAATCCGTTTGTGCTTGACTGTGCGCCGTTCGATTTTCTTGCCGCGCCATCCTTCGCCCCTGCTCCTCGTTGGCAAGCTGCATGGCGCGTCTGGTCTGCTCAATTTCCTGTCTCAGCCTGATTTCATTTTGCGCGAGGTTTTGAGCGGAATATCCTGCGGCGGTCATGCCGGAGCGAATGCGTTGCAGTTCGGCTTGCTGCCCGGCAAGCTGTGTTTTTAGTCCCGCCGCATGGGATTTAGCTTGCTCAAATGCTCGCCCTGCCGCTTTCGTTGCAACCTCGCTATTCTTCAGCGCGGCAGCCGTATTTTTTACCACAACGCTCAGCCGCTCGTATTCCGCCTTGGGGATTTGTCCCTTGGATGCTTTAAGAGCGGCTTTTAGAGCATCGTGCTCAATTTTTAATCGCGCCGTTTCCGCTTGCGACCGCCGCAATATAGCCGCATACCTCGACGCGGCAGCTTGTGCCTGTGAGAATTCTATTCCCGCGCTGGCAACCGATTGCTTTAATTCGCGGAATCGTTGAATATTTGCCTGGATACCCTTTAAATCGCCCATCCGCTGTGCCAACTTCTGCTGATCCTGCATAGCGCGATTGACGTCCCCCATTTTTCTTTGTAAGTTCCTCGCCTCGGAGATGGTTTTTTGCATGGTATCCGTATATGCTTTGTCAAGCTTTCCCTTGATGGAAATCGCAAGTTCTAAAAGTTTTCCTGCCACTACTAAAAACATCTCCTTTATGGTAAAATTAAAGCAAGAACAATGAAAAGGAGAGATGCGCATGTCGATGTACGGAGTAGCTGTGCTTTATCAGGATGATCCTTGGATGGCTTGCCATTATGGAGTAACCGACCATCCTCACTATCACGATTGCTATAACTGCAAACACGCCAAAGATACCAGTTGCGAGTATGGCGATGGCATCTTGAAATCGGATGAACTTAAAAAGTGGATTGCGGTTGCCGATGAAATGCTTGCCGCTTACCCAAAATTAAACCCGAAACGATTGCCTTGATTGCCGCCTGAAAAGGCGGTTTTTTATTTCTTCTTCGCCGCCCGCTTGGCGGCAATTTCTTCTCGGTGAATTTCCTCATTCATGACGTTTACCCAAGCGTAGAAATCGCTAATCGGAACATCCAAAAAATACTCGATTGGCGATTTGCTATACTTTGCAAGCCGCAGAGCAGAAAGCCGTATTTGGCTTATTACTCCGCACCGTTTAAAAAACGGTTCACTTTCAAAGTGATCGCCATGAAATCAGGCGCGGAAAGGTTTACAATCTCGTCGTATTTGACGCTGGCGGCGGCTGCCGCCACATGCGCCTGAAATGCCATCGAAAGCTGTGGCACGACAATAGAGCTGTCAATTTCTTTGGCTTTTTTCTCGCATTTTAAAAGCGTACTGCCCTTGATTTTGTCAAAATCGAAAATCAACTCATTTTTTCCGCGCAAAGGTTTTTTGAGCTTCACGATGTTCTTTTCGTCAAGCACTTCTCCATCTACGACTTCCAGCGCGATCTCCTGGCCCCCGGTTTCCTGCGCTGCGTTCTTCTTTTCCTCGTTTGTCATGTTATTTTTCCTCTCCTTGTTAGCCTAAGCCAATATTTTGGCGAATCTTTTGCATAAAGTCTTCGCCGTCAATTATGCATTTATAGCCATATTTATCGATTTCGACAATCGTCGATCCTTCATATTCGATCTTGATATAATGTACTTCAATGGTATTGGAACTGTCCGTTGTATTTTGCGCCTCGAATGTACCAGGCGCATAGGATTTTGCCCGTCCGCGCACGGTCACGATAACTTGATCATGATGGTAACTATTTGCGCCGCTGTCCATGCTCTGAACATCGCCGTAAATTTGGAGCGCAACAGGATTTCCACCTGCGATTTTCATCCCGCTCATCGTTGGAGTGCGCCAATTGAGCGTCAGTTCCATGGACTGAAAATGCCCGTGGACAGGCGCATCCACTTCGCCCGCAAGCCCAACGCCTGTGATAGAGGTCGTGGAGGATGCCAGTTCCGGCAGATCGACATTGGCAATACCGATCATATTGTCATCGCCATCCCAGTACACCCGCGCATCGGTCAGCATTTCCGGCACTTTATTGATTGCCATGATTTTCGCCCCCTTCTTTAACCTACCGCTTCAAAGAGCGTTTTGAAATGGCTGACATCGTATTCGAGGATATCATCAATCTCCTGCGCCGAAACAGGCGGCGTGATGTAGGTATGTACGCGAAGAATACCTTGCATGAGATCGGTAAGCGGATTCTCGCTTTCAAGGAACTTGATATCCGCCCCCAGGAGAAATCCACGCGCTACAAGACCGTTCAGGCGGATTGCTTCACTGTCTATAATGGTCTTGATGAGTCTTGGCATAAGCGGCCTGTCCACCTTCTGCCAATAAGTAAGAATAAAAGTCTGATATTGCCAGTCGAACATGCGCCGGACGCAGATGAACGTATCCTTGACATCTGTAGTCGAAGGATAAGCCCCTGTGTAGTTGCCCCAGCTCTTCCAGCCGCCGTTGAAATTCAGTCCTGTCATGACGCCCTGGCTGTTCAGAAGGTTTGCCTGTTCCAGCGTCAGGGCGATTTCCGTACCGTCCTTCCGGCAAAGCCCTGTAGCCTGCATAGAGAGATTCGACGGCGATTCATAAGGCACATCCTCATTTGCCGCATCCATAACCCCGATGATGCCCAGAATGTGCGTTGACATGTGATAAACAAAATCCCCGTTCCTGACGCAAGGCCAGCAGACGACCTGATTTACGCCCGTGTAATTGTTTTGGATTTTCTAATTATTTACATCAGTATAGTTTATGACCGCCTCAGTATCCACATCCGTCAGCACAATGCAGCGGAAAAGCCCGCAAAGCGTGAGCGCTTTCGCTTTTATGACCGATGCCACTGTAGGATCGTGCGTCCATCCCGGCGCAGCAAGGATACCCGGCACCATTGCAAAGCGCGTATAAATCGAGCTGGCAAGTTCCAATCCCTTCGACGCGCCATCGGCGCTAACCCCGCCGATGATGTCATTTTTGGTTACTTTGGTTGCATCTACCCGATCATAGGCTGTGAAAATCTCGACTGCGCTATAAAGCGAACCGCCCTCCATGAGCGTAATAACGAGCTGACCGTTATCGTCCCATGCAGCCGTGTAATCCGTATCCAATAAAGCCGCCGCGCCGTCCGCTGCCGCCATGACCTTGAGCGATGCAAGAAGCACCGTATCCTTGATGATGACCTCATGATCGTCGTTGATCTTTCGTCCTTCGGCGTCCTTGACGCTGGCTTTGTGCTTTTCTGGATCAAGCACATTCACGAAGATGATCGGCTTCACGCAGTAAAGCTGGAATTGGCTGAACATGACCTCAGAAAGCGTAAAGCTGTCCCAATCCTCGGAATATCCCAGAGCTGCTACCGCCTCCGACCAATCGTAGCAAATGACAGGCTTGTTGACGTAAGCCGCCGGGTCTTCCGTAAGATGTACGGGTGCCGTGCCCCATACGACAGGCAGACCCGCCGTTGTATTCACTGGCGGGATAATGGAAGTCGGCACTTCGGATGCCCGCACTCCGTGGAAAAATGCCATGATTACTCACTACCTTTCTTTTGAGATTCGGCAATCGCCCGATTGTAATAGATGTTTCGAAGCGATCCCCTGCGCCCGATTTCCTTCCGCGCCTGCTCAAGCCGTTCTGGCGCTACGAAAAGATGCTTGAAAAGCGGATGCTCCCGATACTCCCTTGGAATGCCATTTTCAAAAATTGTCATTGGCGTGAGGATAGTCCCTCGCACCAACGGTCCCACATAGATGACCGTCTGTATCTTGGCGACTGCCGCTGCGCTTTCTGTCTTTTCTGGTGTTTTCGCCATGCTTCTATCTCCCCCATTCGTTTCTTTTTTTCGTGCGGTTGACGGATGGTTGTTCAAGGTAGGCGGCAAACTCAAGCCGTCCCCACCACATAGGCCACGGCTGTTCGTCCGGCACAAAGGTCTCCATTGTGTCATCGTCCTTGATTCTGATCTGAAACCGCTCCGCGATAGGATTGTTGGTCAGGAGATGGAAACGCAGAAATTGAAGTATGTGATAGAGGGATTCGCACCCCTGTTTCATGTCCTCGTCAAAGACGATTACGTAAATGGACAGCCGCGCCAGCGTAAAGTCTTCCCTGTCCTCAATGAGCAAAGGGCGAATGGCGATGGCCGGACAAAGTTTCTTTTTCTCCTCTGCCTTATTCGCAATAGGCAAAAAGCCGACATGAACAAGATACTCCTTGCCCGTGGTCGGCTCTTTCTCTTCATATTCTTCAAATTTTCTCCTGATGAACTTTGCGATTGTCTTGGCACACTCCAATGGCGTTTCCATCTGTCACCCTCCTATAAGCCGCCCGATTTCGTGCCGCAGCCGCTCCTCGTATTTTTTCATCGCCTCATCGGCAATCTCTTCCTCAATGGTATCATTTTCGAAAAGCTGCGGTACGGCAGGGCCGAAGATGCGTTTGATGGGTAGCCTCTCTTCTCCTTTGCGTTGAAGAAACGTGTTGCTATAGGCAAAAGAGCGCAGCATAATATCGCCCGATCCTTTTTTGACGGATAAGAAGATGCCTTGCTTACGTTTTTTGGCTTTGTAGTGATCCGCACCTTTCCTTGGTCCTGCGATACGCAGTACCGCGCCGCCCTGCGTTCCATAGATGCTCATGGCCGCCTTGATAGAGGCGCTGTCAATGGTGTATATCTTTCTAACATGCTTTGTCCCGATGCGCTTGCCATGAGATGCCGCCCGCTTTGCCGCCTGCGACATAGCAGTATAGACCCGCCTACCCCGCAAAACGGCAAGCTGTTCTTCTAAGGCTTGTGCGCCAGCGTGAGAAACTTCGATCTCAATCATCTTTCCCACGCGCCCATTCCGCAAATGCCGCTGATGTTGGCATTCAAAGTGATCGTCAACATGCCCATATGTTCAGTACAACGATCCACCGTAAAAAGCTCCCCGTCCAAAGTGAATTTCTGTCCCTCGACGGGCATTTCCTCAATGTCTGATTTCTTGACGTGAATTGTTGCCGCAAGAGAGCTGACCGTTTCATAGCTTACATACTTTTCACCCTGCTGAAATTTTTCCTGCGTAGAGGGACTTTCCACGATACAAGCGCATACTGTGCCGTTCAGATCATGCTCCTCGGCGAACTCGTCCGTAGACAGGAACACATCATCTATGTCTGCCTTGATCATTTCCTTGAAACTACTCATTTTTTACCCTTTCCATTCGGCTTCGACGCGATGCTTACTCCAGCATTGGGATCGACGGCAGGAATACCCGCTACGTCTTCCATTTCCGCGCCGTCCGGCGCCGAATCTGATTCAGATGCGTTGCCACCAGCGGTATCGCCGTGATAGAAGTCCAATTCGCCGTTTGCATGTGCGACAAGACGCTTGGCAAGTTTTTCATCCTCGATTTCTACCACATCGCCTGCCTTATACATTTGCCCCGCATGAAGAAGACGAAATTTCTTAACGATAATTTTCACAACGCTCATCCTTTCGCTTTAATGAGTGCCCAGTCATCCGCCCATGTCGGCGCAAGTACGAAACGGCTGTACATCGTCAAGGAAATCTCCTGCGAATTTTTATCGCCGTTATAGTAGGGCACGTACTGACCCGAGTAGGTGTTGTATGCGTTCCCCGCGTCATTTAAAAGCGTAACCGCGCCATGAAGCTGTGCGCCGCGCCCTGGATTGGCAATGATCACGCTATCGGGATTGAGGAAAGGCTTCACCGCCCCATCATCGTCCGTATAAGTCTCGGCGTAGCTATAAAGCTCTAAGTTAAGCGATGGAAGAATGCCAATGCGGCGAATCTGATTGCTCTGGAACCGCGGTGCAAATGAAAACACGGCAAGATTTTCACGGCTTGGAATCGAAAGCCATTTAAAAATCTTGGTATTGCCCAAAAGATAATCCTCGATATTCTTACCGCAAAGCATGAGCGTTGGGATACTTCCCGTGTTTTCCTGAATCAGTTCGGAAACGCCTTTAATATCGTTGTATATGTCGGCTCCTGTATTGTCCCATGTCGTTGTCGGCGTGATTTTCTGATCCCATTCAGGAAATTCTACCGTATCCAGCAGAACCGTCTTGCCATCGTCAGCAAAGCCTTCGATATCGCACTTTCCTTCCTGCAAAATATCCGCCGCCATCTTGTTCTTACGGTTAATGATCATATCGCGAAGCTCAACCAAATCCCGCGCCTGAATCTCGGCCGCCCGCTGAGCGGGCGTTTTCGTGCTGTAGATGGTCTCGCCGAATGTGCGATGTTCTAAATCTTCCGGCGAAATCACGCGGCGCGGTCCTACCATCGGCGGCACATAGGTATTCATCCATGAGGTTTCGCGGGCCATATTTACGCCTCGCCCGCCTTTCACGACAAACGGCGCAAGCCGCCGCCCTCCTTTGCGGTATTCGACCATAATCTTCGATGTAACGGTCGTAGCGGGCATCTGCGGGAAAAATGTATCCAGCAGAAAACTCGCAGGAGCTTTCATCCGCTCCATCGCTTGCATGAGCGATATGGTGTCGTTGTATTCAATCATTGGCATTTTTTATCTCCTCTCTTAGCTTTTAAGCGATGTAAAATAAATACCTCGCTGGCGAAGCTCCGCCTCGTGCGCTTCTACCGTGTCTCCATCAGCAACGATGACTTTCTCACGATGAAACCGCCCTCTGACGTATACCGTACCAACCGTATCATTCTCCGCTGTCGTGGCGTCCAGGTCGTCTTTTAAGATATACTCCGCCATTTCCTCTTTAACAGTTTGGGATGCCGTTTCTACCCCTGTATCGCTCACTGTGGATGAAAGCATCATCCCGCGCTTATAGGCTGTGCCTTTTTTTAACAGTACATTTTTCGTCAGCGTCCCGATTTCCGGCCCCGCTAATAACTCGTCATAACCCGTGGCATTCTCGATTATTTCACGAATTGCCATCGCTTTGCACCCCCATGATCTTGTTTGCATAATTCACAACATCCTTGATGTTGGCGGCTTTTTCTGCGGCGTCGTTTTTCTGCCCGCCCTGCGGCGTGGGAAGTACGCCTGTTACTCCGGATTCCTGATGGTCCTGAAGGATCGCCTTGATTGTCGCAAGCATTTTCTCCTCGTTGACCGTCTGCGCGGTCGGCTGTTCTTTCGGGATGGCATCAATGTACGGCTTCACATCTTCGGCAGTCGCGCCGTTCTTCTTTGCCGCCTCAATGATGCTGTCCACGGCAAAATTGCCTGTTTTCATCGCGTCAAGGCAGCAAATCCGCTGCCGTTCTACCGCCACTGCCGCTTTAACGGCATCCGCATTGTCCTGCGGTTGTACTGCCGGTATTGTCTGCGGTGTGTCTGTTTGCGGATTTCTCCCGCCTATGCCAAACAAATTCTTGATTTTCTGTACAATCTCGTTATCCGTCATGAATGATTTACTCCTTTTCTGTCCTTTTCCATCCAAAATTGCCCGTAATTCATTAACCTTTTTGAATCGGTCAAGCTTGCAGGAAACAGAATTGACGATGAGTGCGCCATCTTCCCATTTGTTTTCAATAGGGATTTCCCCTGTGATTTCATCGACAAAACCATATTCCTTCGCCTTTTCTGCCGTCATCCATTCCTCGCCGTCCATCTTGTGCCTAAGTTGCACCTCGGAAAGCGCGCCCTGCACCCGCGCGAGATAGACATTCACGATCGTCTGTTTTACAGCGCTCAGATTTGCCGATATTTTATCAAGCTGTACGGCGTCAAAGTATCCCAACATCGCTGATTTCGGGTTGTGGATCATGAAAATGGTATTGCCCGGCATGATGACCGTATCGCCCGCGCAAGCGATAATGGTTGCCGCGCTGGCGCACATCCCATCGATGCGCATCGTGACCCTGCCCGCGTAGTTTTTGAGCTGGCTATAGATGGCCTGCGCCGCAAATACATCGCCGCCTGGACTGTTGATGCGGACGGTCAAATTCTTGCCGCCGCATTTGGCAAGATCGTCGGCAAACTGCTTCGGCGTAACCTCGTCCCCGTACCACGATGTATCTGAAATCTCACCGTAGAGCATAAGCTCCGCCTCTTCACTCGCCGTCTCGTTCTTAAAGCTCCAAAAGTTTTTTGTCGGCATCGTCCTCACCTCCTTCGCCCTCCTGCTCCCGCTCTGCTTTTAGAAGTTTCCCCGCAAGCACTTCGGGATTACCCATCGAAAGCCCTTTGGCCTTGATCTGCCTATTCTCATATTCGAGCTGGTCAAGGTTTTCCTCCAAGTCCGTTCCTGTCGTTTCTGCCGCCTCGCGCTCCCTCGTAGATAAACCATACATCACACGGAGCGCGCTTCCCGTGATGTCTTTTACAGGATCGAGAATGCTCATGGTCGGCCCGTACCAGTCCGCCCTGCACCATGCGGCGCGAACGACAGGATCATCGAAAAATCCCGGCGCATCCAGCCGCCCAATAGCAACCGCCTCGGATAGCCATGCCTCATAGACAGGCTGGCAGAAATCCCGCGAAAACCAAATGCGCCGGAGTTTGTATTCTTCCCACGCCTGAAGCATTGCCGCCCGCGATGCAGAATAAGAGCTGGTAAAGTTCTTCATCAGCACTTCGTATGGCTGACCGATAGCCGCTCCGATCTGTTTAATGAGTTGCGTAATAAATGCATCAAAAGTGGACATGCTGCGCCCGGCATCCACCGCCTTGACATCCACTCCGGCAGGCAAGGCATTGAGCGTACCGGGACCTAATCCATAATCGGCTATATCCACCACAGGTTTATTTGGATCATGCTCTTCGTCTTCGTAATCGCCATAAGCGGACGGTATTACCGATGGAAGTCCAGCCGCGCTCGATGGCGTGTTGACGAAAAATAAAGCGAAAAAGCTTTTAATGATTGCCGCCGTCAGCTCCGCGTTGGTGTAGCGGCTGACCTGTTTTAACGTCTCAATGACTGGCGCAAGGTATGGAACTCCGCGATACTGTTCTGCCCGAATGTCATGGCAGATTTGCAGGATATTTGGCATCCCGCTTAAATTGCCGTATGCCTTAACACGTACCCATTTTTCAATCTTTGCAATGTCTATGGGATCGTTGGGTACTTTATTCGATACCTAGTAGGCTTCTACCGCGCCGTTCGCGTCGATTTCCACGCCGCTTACAATGCGATTGCCCGTAGCCGGTGACAGCATCTCTACCGCATACGGACCCAGGCCGCCCGGAAAACTCCCGTCCATCGGATTCGATACGCGATTGCCTTCGAGAATTTGCAGTCTCAAACTGTATGGCATATACCTTGTCGGCAAATTCCTCCTGAAAACCACAAAGGAATCGCCGTCTACGAGATACGCCACATAGGCGATGTCCTGCAAGTCGTAAAAATTATTGCGCCGATAAAGATCGCAGTGCTTCGATGAGGCCCAAAGCTCAAACTCGCGTTTTGCCAGGCGGCACCATTCCCGCGCCTCCTCCTGCCCAATGCCCAAATCCCTGCAATTGATACGCGGTCTTACGGTCAGCCCCGCGCCTATCGTATGGAGCGCGCTCGTATTGATCGCCGCCGCTCCGATTGGCGTATTGGTTGCCTGATCCGCCGAACGGTTTCGCAGCGTATAGAGATAAGCGTCAATATCTGCCTTTGCCGACGAACGAACGGGCAGATAACCTTTCAGGATATTGCTTTTGACGGATGCGCCGCCGTCTCCATAGCCATTGTTTTTTATTCGTGTAGTTTCCTTCGCCGTAGGTATCCGCCGCGCCCCGGTTGTGCTTTTTTTTCGTCTGTTTCCCATACCGCGCCTCCGTCAGTCCCTGAATACGACCCGCTTTGAAAATGCCCGCGGCCTCTCTGCAAGGCCCTCTACTTCATCTTCCAATTCGCGGATAGCTTTGCGTATTTCGGCAAGGTTCGCTCTCGTGAGTTGACGGTTTCCAATGGTGTAGGATTGCCCCAAAAGGACGCGCCGCTCGGCTTCGTAGTACATTTCCAACCGCGCCGTAACGGTCGTTATCGTTCTTGTCATGCTGCTCTCCTTTCTGGCAAAGAAAAAGGACAGCTCCCGCCGCCCTGAAATGATCAATATAGGCTCATTGTGCGCGATGTTTTCCACGCCCTCTGATTCTTTTTCGTTGTCTTTGGTTTCGGTTTCCTCTGCGCCTCGACGGGAACTTCTACCCCCAGCGTTTCTGCCATTTTTGGCAGATTCAGACCAGGGAGGATTGACTTGAAGCAAGCCAAATTATAAACCCGCAAATCAAGCGGCTCGTTTCGAATGCCCCGCGCTACGGGCTGCCATAAAATTTGAATCTGCCCGCCGCGATGCGATACCTTCCGTTGCTCGGATATAATGCCCTTGAAATAAAGCTGGTCGTATCCCCGTTGTCCCGCGATGTTGTCATCCAGCGGGAAATGAAAGTATTGCGGCCCTTTGTTCTCAATCCCCAGCCGCGTCATAACTTGTTGTTTACCATCGTTTACGCCCAGGATTATAAGCGGAATACCGTATTCCCCTTTGCTTGGCTTGCTGCACTTATACAAAAGCGGCAATCCTGGACGATTTGCATAACCCTTGATGCCGATACGCTGCTTGTTCAGATTTCGATAGCAATAGCGATAAACGCTTTCTGTGGACAAACCGCCTGTATCGATGAAAGTACGCAGGATTTTGATAGAATTGCCGTTGGCAAAGTAATACGGTTTGTCAAGCAGTTCGTCTAAAAGCTCCCATACCTGCCGTTGGTCTGGGTTGCCTGGAAGAATGCCCTTGCGGATACCCCAGCATTCCTCACCAAAACCCCAGCCGCATACTTCATATTCTAACCGGTTGCCCTGTACGTCCACGGCGGCAGTCAGAACCAGTACACCGTGCGGCAGTTCGCCATCGTATTTTTCGCGGCGGCGCAGGAATTGCATCTCGTTATCGTATGCGCCGATCAAGCGGTAGGTTTCCCCGAATCGTGTGTTGACTACGACCTGTTCCCGCGCCGGATCGCCCCGCGCTTCATACCACTCTTTCATGATGTTATTCCATATAAGCCACGGCGAGGAAAAGGCGTTGATGAAAAAAGAGCGCGTGCCGTTTTGAAGCGCAATGGGATTTTGCACAACGTATTTTTGAGGCGCGTCTTTCATCTGCCGCTCGGAAAATTTATAGCCGCAATCAGGGCAGCGCCAAAGAACGCTCCTCATAACGTAGGTTACATTGCCGTTCTTGTCGCGACTCTCGGTAAAATCACAGTCCATATCCGTGTGCCGCAGGACGTGGTACTCGCCGCAATTTGGGCATTCGTGCTGCCACTCTTCCTGCGTTCCCGCAAGGTATTCCGTTTCAATACGGCTGGCTCCTTCCGTGGTCGGCGTGGAGAAAAGCCCCGCGATGTAGTTCCAAAACGTAGTCATGCGCTTGGAAGCCAAATCCACAGGATCGCCCTCGGTTCCTGCCGACGGAGCGAATCTATCTACCTCGTCAGCAAGCAGTACGCGCACAGGCCGGGAAGCCAGCGTCGCCGGAGAGTTCGATCCGCACATGACAAGTCGCCCGCCTGGAAAAATCTTCGAGAGGATCGTGTTATTGCTGTCCCTCGTTTTCGCCGTGCCGAATTCCTCCTTGCCCTTGACCGTGAAAAAGAGGTTGTTCAGTACTTTCGTATCACGGAGCATCGGCGCGATGCGGCTTTTGGAATAATCCTGCGCCATCTCGATCGTCGGCTGAATCATCATGATGGCGGCGGGATCGAGATGGGCAAACCGTCCGATGACATTGTTCATGATGTCGCTTTTGCCGATTTGCGCCGCCGATTTCACGACCACCCGATGGATGCCTGCCTGCGTGAATGCGTTCATAATTTCCCGCTGGTACTCGGCGCGATCGGTGCGCCACCGCCCAGGCTCGGCATTGCCCTGAGAGATGATTCGATAGGTATCCGCCCATTCGGATACGCTCGTTTTCGGCAGCGGTTTCAACCCCTTGCGGGATATATATCTCCATAATTCAATCGCTGTTTTCGTCGCCATCTACCTCGATTTCTTCCACGAAAAGTTCCGGCGTATACTCTGACAGTTCGGACAGTTTTTCTTCCAATTCTCGCGTAACAACTTCGTAAATTTGTTCCTTGGTCTTGCCTTCAAGCTGCGGCGCGAGTTTCGACGGCATTCCCAAAAGCTGTGTCCTGAGATTTGAGAGCATCTCGGTTAGAACAAGTTCCACAGTTTTGGCATCGTATGCCCTCCGCTCCATTTTTGCAAGGCGCAGTTCGGCAATCTCCCGCTTGGCCTTTTCGTGCTTCGCCCGCTCTTTTGTAAGATTCAGCTCCGCTTCGATATCAGCTCCATCACCGCCCGCGCCCTTGTTGTTCCAATACCGTTTCACGCTTTCATAAAGTAGCACCGCGCCGCCCTGATTATTTTCATCGCGCACCACAATGCCGTCTTTGATGAGATGATTGACCCTGGCGGGAGTTACGCCGAAAGCCGCTGCAAGCTGCTTTTGCGTGACGGTAAATTTTTTGACTTCGCCTGCGATTTTCATGTGCCCCCGCCTCCTTTGAAAAATTTATTAACCCTCTAAAAATTTTTGTACCTAACCAAAAGCCGGGCTCGAAAGCCGACCGCAAGCCGTATCACCCCGCCGGAAGTACCTACGGAGACGGCCTTTCTGCGGCGCTTCATTCTTCTGTATCCTGCAATTTTCGTTTGAGCTTTGTACGCTTGCATATTTTACTTAACAGCATGACTGCCGCTCCGATTATACTCACACAAACAGAAAACGCCGCCACTCCTGCGACAAACCCTGTAATACTGCCGAAGACCACTGAAAAAGCCGTCATGAATATTTGCGTTATCTCCAACGCGCTCACCTCCTTGACGTACAAGAAGCCACCTACAATCCTGTAAGCGGCTTCTCGCAATTTCTCATGCTATTATTTTAGCACACCTGAATGTAGGTTTGTGTAGGTACTTTCAAATTCCCGCAAAGACCGGCCATGTAACTCTCGCACATACTGGTATGTAAAGTTCATTTCAACGGCAATCTGCTCAAATCTCTTGTATTCAACATATCGCTTGTAAAGCAAGCTGATATAATCGGCGTTCTGCAAACTCTGAATCTGATTTATGATCAGGTGCTTCTTGCCAATGAACTTATTTATTTCAGCGTTGATTTCTTCCTCAAGGTCAATGATCCTGTGTATCGTCCTGACAAATGGCGCATCCAGAGATAGGCTTGTCTGCACACGCTCCTTTGAGTAATCGATACATCCAGTGCTTAAAGACATCGCCCGCAATTCGTCTAATTCCTCGATTTTCTGATTTATCACGGTATCTAACCGCTGTAATTGCTGCAAATATTCTTTTGCCCTCATTAGCAACCTTCCTTTTCTCATCTTGAACCCCCATCTTGAACCGGCTTGAAGCCTTGATATTCCTAGGTTTTTCGAGTTACCGGTTCAAGATGAGACCCCTTTCTTATACTATATTATTTTTTATAAAATATTGTAATTTAGTAATATTTTTATTAATAATATAAAGAACTGCTAAGTAACTTGAACCATCTTGAACCGGTAGCCGGAAACCCTTGATATATAAGGCTTTGAAGCGGTTCAAGCTCCCTTTTTTTCATCTTGAACCATCTTGTACCCATCTTGAACCCCCCACTAATTCTATCGTAATTGCCTACCTCGTTCTTTTAGCTATCTACACGAACAAATATCCTGTATTTTTTGCCGCTAATTTTTTTGTTTTCAACATGAAAATTTAAAATGCGATTCACTTGTTTTGAGAATTCAATGTTGCTCATAGACTGCAAACTATTCGCGAGGCAATATTCCTGATACCTCTTGTAAACCTTGTTTGTTGGTTCGTTCTCTATTTGAAATTCTTCCTCGTTCATTTCAGCAATGAATGAAAGAATTGGATTGTTGCGTTGCTTGTAATCGTTCACTTCATTTTGAACCTTTGCGGAAGTAGTAAATTTTTGGGCTTGCAGAATTCGTTTGAGTCCGGCGATACCCAAAACAATCAGGTATTCCATGACATCATCGTGACCGGCCAGATCGCCTCGGATATTCTGCTTGTACCCTGCCTTTTCAACGCTAAATCTTGCATTGAAGGGAACAATAATCAGTCGATCAATGACCGCTCCCGTTTTATCTTTTATGCGTGGAATATCGTTTGCTGAAAAAATCAATTTCGCATAATTATTAAACTCAAAAGGATCACGCCCTTTTTGCTCGACTGAAATTCTTTCCCCCGTCACTAACTTTTTGAAGATAGCCGGGTTTGCAATAAATTCATCTCCTATATCATCGCCTATGTTTGCCAGCTTGCCGAACATTTCAGCGGTTTTAAATCGATCTCCTAATTCCTTTAAATCAAGGGAACTGATATTGTCCTCGCTCAAAAGGGATTGGATCACGGAAAGGAAGGTTGATTTTCCGTTGCTTCCGTCGCCAATAAGAACAAAGGCTTTCCGCAATTCGTTTTTGCGGTAGAAGCAATATCCAATCATTTCTTCCATAAGGGAACGGATTTCAGGATCGCTGCAAGTGATGCGGTCAAGCACTTCATCCATATTTTTTGAATAGGCTGTCGGATTATAGTTCCATCTGATTTTATTCGTAACAATGTGTTCTGGGCTGAATGGTATAAATACATCGCTTCGAATGTTATATAATCCATTTTTAAAAGCGATAAGATTTGTATCTGGAACGCTGTTTTCTTGTATGTAGATGTTCAGGTATTCCAGAACTTCTGTCCTTTTTGCCCGGTTCAGCCTCGGAATGTGCTGTATCATCGCACCTTCAATAGCGATTTTCCCCATCACATACACCCCATCCCGGTAAATGTGAAGCTGATTGTTGATCTTGACAATATGATTGTTGTTCTTCAAAAAGATTGCGAATTTGTCAAATAAGAACGTTGAATCCATGAAGAAAACAGGCTTCTTGAATGCGTCATCCCGAAGAACAGTATTCAATTCATCATCTGAAAGTGGAACCTTCAACACATATTTATTGATAACTTTGATTGTTTCCCGTGTTTCTTCAACCGAAAACCCGTTGCTTTGCAGTATTAATTCATAATTGAACAGGCTTTGGTTTCTTCCATCCCCTACATCCAGATTCAGGAATTCCATTTTTGACTTCACTGGGAAAAGCCATTTTGGAAGCGGCTGCGCTTCTTCGTTGTCGGCTGTGTCGTAGAGGATTTCCCGGTTTTTCCCGTCGTATTTCAATACGGAATATGAATTTCTCGTTCCTAATTTCATATCGGCGATCAATCCTATCGCCGTCCGGCGATCCGGCTTTCCTGTGACATTCGAAACAACGCCGCTGTTTTTAAAAAGGAAATGCTTTCCCCGTGTCGTCTTATACACCCGGCAGCACAATTTCATTTCCTTCACGATTTCGAACAGTATTTCAGAAGTTTCAAAATCATCAATATCAACAAGAATTGTGTCTGCTGCCAATATTCCAGCGTATTCCGGCAATGACTGAACCTGTTCAAAGGTCTTGAAATCCATTCTTCCCTTGATTTTTTCCATGCATTTTTTGTTCTTAGTTTCTACAAAACCTTTGAAGAACAATTCAATTCGCCACCTTATAATAATTTCAGATATTTTTCAAACTGTTCTTTGGATCGTTTGTTTGCCTTTGCACCGGAAAGAGCTTTCTTATAAGCTGCTTTATATACTTTCAAATCAGCTTTTGCCCGTTTCAATTCATCCTTCGAAACAGGTAGCCCATTAGGATGGCTTTGCTCCTTAATCAAGATGGTTGTGTCAGCGGCTTTTTGCTTGTTTTCATAGTATTTTCTGCCGTTTTCTTCCCATTGTTTTGTGAGGAAAACAATTCTATTTTGAAAGTGACTTTTTAATTTTTCTTTTAATTCTGCTTCATGCCGCCAATCTAAAGCGATAATTTTCAACAGCTTTTTAAAGTGTTCTTGTGAGCACGGAAAGAAGAAATTCATGTGAATATTCATGTATCCTGTGTCCCATTTAATATATAAATCTTCCATTATACCATCACCTTCTTATCTGCCCACATCTTCTTTATATTTTCTGATTTTGTAATCCATTGACAATTTGACGGTTCGTAATTACCATTCGGGTTTATGCGGTCAATTTCAAGGTTATCGGAATACCCGTTTGCTATGCTCCAATCGCGGAAATCTTCAAAGCTGCTCCGCCATTTATCGCATACAGAAACGCCCTTCCCACCCCAATTCTTAAATCCCGTTGCTTTAGGATTTTCACAACGATAAATCATTTGCTGCCATATATGATACAGTCTTGTTTTGCTATCCCCATGTTTACGGCTACGGGTTTTAACCTTTTCAGAATTAAGACAACCGCATGATCTGGTTAAATCACGTTTCAGCGAATCCCCACAAACCACTGTTTCATTGCCGCAATCACATTTACACTTCCAGTACAGATGCTTTACGTCAGAATACGCTTCCGACATAACAACCAACCTACCAAATCGCCACCCGGTCAAATCTATTTTCCTTGACATCCGAAATCCCCCAATCTTTTGTTTGCAAGGTCTATATACCATCGCTTATCTAATTTTTCAGGAACTTTCACACCATTCACCGTTTCATTCCAAATGAAGCAATGTTCCGGAGAATTGGGGATTTTAGCAGGTTTTTTTGTTACGGCATGAACCTTCTGAACCCCGGCATCAGAGGCGTTTTTTGAAGCGAATACCCTGATACACTTTTCTTTTATAATCCGGCTTCCGTGTAAGATATGAGTGTATTTTCCGCTGATTTTTGAAACAAGCTGAAATTCCTTCAATTCGTTGCAATCCAAAACGGTTCTTCTTACGGGTATGCCATGCACCATATATTTAATCAACGCCCGATTCACAATCGGCAAATCATAATCCAAATCAGATAATTCTTTCACATAAGCTCCTTTTGACTTGTAATGTTTAAAAGAATCAATGATGATATAATTGTTTACGTCCTTTTGAAAAACTTCTTTGTATTCGTCAAATTCCAGCTTCAAGCCCGTTCGGATTTCCCACTCAAAAGCAATATCATCAATTTTGTTAAAAAATTCATCCTCAGTCTGACCTTCCGGCATCTTAACGAGCACACCATCCGTATTAGACTGAATAATTTGTGCGTACGGTTCCAAATGTTCTATCAAATCCAGCAAAAGTAACTGTCCGTAAATACAGACCTTGTTCGCTTGCAGAGGATCATAAAGAGCATTGTTCTTATCTTTCATCACTCCATATGTGGAATTGAGCACCAATTTCAAAGGGGCTTGCAGCGGGTTCTTTTCTTTTTTGTATTTCAATCTCTGTTCGTAAATCTGAACGTATTTTTTTGGATCGCTGATATTCCGGCTATGAAGGTTGTATTGCACCATCAAAGACGGATAAAGAGAAGCTACATCCATATTCAGAAAATATCCCTTGCCGTGATATTTGGGGATTGCTCCATGCACGCCGCCCCATCCGAATTGATGAGGAACACCTGCAACCACAATATCAAGCTGATTCTTTTTTCCGTCTTTCTGATAACAGCGGTTTTCTGGGTTTTCGTACCATTCGACTACTTTCGAATATTTTTCAATTCGCATCGAATATGGAAAATCAATTTCAAATTCGTCATCATGTTCTTGTTTTACCGCATTCAGAATAATTGCCGAAAGTTGCGGTTTTGTCTTGCTTATCAGTGACAGATCAAGGGGTCTTCCCTGACAAGCCAGTTTCACAAGCCCCATATGAGCTTCAAAATCCTTTTTCCGCTGCAAAAACACTTGAATTGTCTGTTCCACATCGTGCTTGCAGTATTTGACGGTTTCAGCGATTTCTTCTTCTGTCAATTTGCGGTCAATATTGAAGGGAACAGAAGTCTCTTTTATGTCGTTTCCCATGAATCCCTCGAAAGATTTTAATCCCCTGTCAATGTTCATCATTACATCATAATTGTTCAGGGGATATTGATGAAAAAGGCTGCTGAATTTCCAGCCGGGGTTTCCTTTCACAATGATATAATCATTTACCTTTTTAGGATCGAACCCGCAAAGGATCGCTTTTAAAATATACTGATCGTAGTGTCGGCTATTAAAACCACACCAAATTTCCCTTATATTTGTCTTATATAGGACTTCAAGTTCTTCCGGCGAATTGATTATCACATGGGTTTTCTTTGCGGTCATATCCATAACCACGACAAGCCAATCATAGGCGAAAACCTCAAAGTCATAAAATAGCACCTGATTCACTCCTTTCTGTGTTTTGAACGGGGTTGCAACCGTTCCCCCGCATTACCGGGGCATTGCTGCCCCGTTGCTCTGCGTTAATCTTCCAGAACATAAACTTCCTTGATTTCAAATTCGTTGTACCCCTTGCTGTTCTCCCTGTAATCAAGCTGGTACTCGAAATTGTTATCAATGGCTTCCATAACATCCATAATCATGTTGCCGTACTGATTGTAGGTCTTGAACTGAACATCAATCGGATCAGCCATTTCCGCAACCAACGCCCGCATAAACTCATTGGCAATGTGAATCTGAAAGCCCTGTGTTACAACCTGATTCATAAAGATCAAGCTGCCCTTGTACTCGCCTTCCAAAATTTTCATCCAGCAAGTAACCATCGGATCGCCCTTTTTGGATTTCACCAATTCCAGCTTTGTGATAGCCACTTCATAAGTATCATGCGGAACTTCACGCCGCCCGCCGTTTTCGGCTGCTTCCTCAACATCCTTTGCAAGCCCTTCCGTGTCAATCGCCTTATCGAATTCATCCCAAATGTTAGCCATGATTTTTCACCTTTTTAACCTTTCTGATTTTAATTTTTCTTTGCGGTCAAGATACCCTTAACCAATTCAAAAGCCTGTTCTGCTGTGAACCCTACTTCCACATAAGCATCATAAAGCTGCTTTGCTGTGGAAGCGGATTTCTTTGCCATAGCTGCCGGATCAATCTTGAAGGGGTTTTCCGGGGTATGGCTCTTTGTCTGCTGCCCTTTCTGCTCCATTGCAATTTTTAAAGCAATATTGAACAGTTCATCAGGAATACCGAAGGGATTGTTCATTGTGTGTACCTACCTTTCTTTAATCTCTTGCTTTACGCTTGCGGCGGGGCTTTTCCTCACCCTCTGCCGGGGCTTCCGGGGGATTCATTGCACCATCAGCCGGGGTTGCAGCTTCCAGGGCGGGTTGTTCAGCTTCCTTTTCGGGCTGCTGTTCTGCCGCCGTTTCAGGGGCTTCCTGCGGGGTTTCAGGTTCAGGGGTATTGTTTACCGCCTGTTCCTCTTTTGGGCTGTCCTGCGGTTTGTCTGCGGGTGTGGCGGGGGTTTCCGTTCTCTTTCTTCCGGTTCTTCCCGTCTTTGTCGGGGCTGCGGGTTCTGCCATCCCGGAAGCGGCATTTTTGTTCGCTTCATCGTAAACGGCAAACAGGGCTTTCACATCAAGGGGAATATCCTTTGCGTTCACTCTCAAACGCCCGCCGCCGAAAATCACTTCATTGCTCTTGAAGCTGAATGTGCGGGTTTCGCCGTCTGCCACAATGCGGGCAACCACATCCACCATTCCGGCAACCTTGTTTGCAACCTTTTCCTGCAAGTTCGGCTTGATCGCCGTGATTTTATCGCCACCCTTGCGGGTAATATCCTTGCTGGTGTCCTCATGGGAAATCAGGATAATGTTTTCATAGTCAAGGTTCATCAGGCGTTTCAGCGTGTTCAGGAATTCGCCCCGCACTTTATCCCACGCACGGAAGGAATCATCCGATTCATGGGTAATGCCCATCTGCTGGTACATATAAAGGCGGCAATGTTCATACAAATCTTCCAAAAGGTCAACCACAATCGTTTTGAAAGTGTTTTCCTTCTTTTCCAGTTCGGAAATCGTGTCCTTGAACACATCCCAAGCAAGGGTTCTTTTCGTCTGTCTACCCTCAACCCTCACTTCATTCTTAATGCGGATATACGGGGCATCAACGAACTTGATATTGCCGTCCGTGTTCAGCATCAGCGGATCAGGGAAGTTGTTTGCAAAGGTGGTTTTGCCGCAAAACGGCACACCGTAAATCCAAAGCACACGCTTTTCAACTGCTTCAATGTTCCTTCTCTTGTTTTCGGGTAATTTAATCATGTAATCATTTCCTTTCTCACAATATTCTTGAAATTCGCAATACCTACAAAGGTAACTTTTTTCTTGCGGGAACTCTGTTTCCTCATTCACCGCCTTTATTCCAAACAAGAATTCAATCACCTTTTCCGGGTTGAACTCTATTTGAATAATTTTGACTTCCACCCCGGAAAGTTCTTCTTTCAGGCGTTGCCTGAATTCCGTTAGGGTTTCCGTTTTCTTTTGCCGGATCGTAACTTTAGGAATGAACACCAAATACATATTCCGAATCTTTTTTCCGGGGTTGTTCCTCTCGAAAAAGTATTTGTATTCGTGAAGCTGCCCCGATTTCTTATAGCCTGAAACATTGTTTGAATACTTGAAATCGTAAAGGTCAAATACAGAATCAGAATAAACGCTAAATTTCCCTTTCGGGCATTGCCCGCTGTAACTCCATGAACAGGAATCACATTGTTTACAATCATCACAAATTTCATCTTTACCTTGCAAATCCATTTCAACGGGTACAAGGTAATCAATGAACCCGTGGAAATCATCATCCTTGATTTCAACTTCAAACTTTCCACCGGGTGGGATTGCCGCCCTTGCAAGCGGGATCACCGTTTCAAACTTGATTATCTCGTTTATATGTTCATCCGTGATAATAGGGAAGCTGAAACAATATTCCCTGATTGCTTCTTCAAGGCTTTTTTCAATCCCGGTGTGAACCGTCTGCCCCAAAATCAAAGGGTTATCGGGTTCAGTTGCCGGAATCGTTGTCAATCCTTGAAGATAACGCATTTTGAACTTGCGTTTGCATTTTTCAAAGCAATCAACGCTGGAATGTGAATACCGCAATTTATCACCCCTTTCACTAAACTTTTGAATTCATCAAACCCTTCCGGGTAGAGGAAAACCCCGATCCCGCCGCTTGTGTTTATCCGATTAATATTCAGCTTTTGCAATTCGGAAGGTCTGCCATTGGAAGCCTTTACTTCTACCGCAAGCATCACCCCATTCACACAACATATCAGGTCAGGAATACCGGATTTCTGAAAGCCGCCGCCCCAAATTTTGGTGTACCAACCGACCATTTCAACCTTCATTCGGTCAGAAGGGAAGCCCGCCGGATATATACCGACTGAATGAAAGTATTTCTTGATCTGTCCTTCAAATAGCTTTTCTTCTGCCATCACTTCACCGTGATTTTGACGGAAGCGGAAACATTGCTTGTTTTGGAATACTTTGCAGCGACATCCGGCAAATCTTTCTTCAACTTTGTGCTGTCAATGGTGGTTCGGGTTGTAGCCGCAACATAGGTGAACTTTACATCCTCATTTTCAAAGGATTTTACCCCGTATTTCTCCATTGCCGCCATAAGCTGAACCCGCATTGCCTTTTGCTGTTCTTCAATCTGCTTTTTCTGCAAGGTCAAGGCTGCAATGCTCTTGATAATTCCCGCTGCTTCTGTCTGCATGGCGGCAAGGGCGGTTTCCTCTGTGAAAGCCTCTTCACAATCCGGAGAAAGTGCGTTGCATACATCTTTGCAGTTTTCTTTTTCTTCACATTCCAAACAGCAACATACTTTGCCGCAAGCAGAACTTTCCATTGCTTGTTTACATTTAATCATTTCTTAACGCTCCTTCTTGATATTTTTTAAATAGCTCGTCTGTGTAGTCTTTTCTTTCTTTTAATGTTTTCAAAATATCTTCCTCAATCGTACCGGGACAAAGCATCAGATAATAAAAACATTTCTGCTCTTGCCCTATACGATGAATTCGCTTCTTGCTTTGTTCGAACAGTTCGCTTCTGTCCGTCAGCGAAAAATAAATCATCTTGTTTGCTTTCTGTAAATTCAGTCCCATAGCCCCCGCCTGATACTGGATAAAGGTGATGGAATCCCCGTATTCTTCATAGGCGGTTAAGTCCTTTATTTCCCCGTTCACCACCGAAAAGGGGCGTTCCAATTCAGCAAGGGCGGCTTTCAAAGTGTTCAATTCTTCATTGAAATTGTAAAACACAATCAGCCGATCCTCAGTAGATTGCACCAAATCCTTAAAAGCTGCAACCCGTTTTTTGTTTAAGTAACCGCATATCATACGAGAATAAATCCGTTTTGAAAGAATCGTATCACCGATGAATTCACGTCCTTCCATCGTGATCATTTCATCCCGCATAAACTTCCAATATTCTTTCGGCGGCTTGCTCTGCACTGAGATGAAGATTTGCTGTGGCAAATCGAAAACTTCCTCTGACTTCATGAAGATTGCTCCATGCGCCGCAAGCTTCATTTTCAGGCGATCCACGTTTTTGTAACCTACCACATGAGGAATCCGAAACCCGCTTTCCTCATCTTCAATCCATTCAATTTCAACATATTGCTTGTAAAACAAATCCTTGCTGATTTTCCATCCCAAAAGGCGAAGCTGCGACCATAGTCTTTCATATTTCCCCGCCGTTGGTGTGCCAGATAGCAAAATCACGTTTTGCGGCTGCATTTTCAGAATGAATTTTGACCGTTTCGCCGTTTCATTTTGAATGATGGAGCTTTCATCCAGCAGCAGAGTAAATTTGCTTATATCGGCTAAACCGGAACGCCTGAACACTAAGTCATAATTGACAACGCCTATAAGAGTAAACGGATCGTTAAAAGCGGCGTATGTTTCAAAATGAATTAGCTGGTTTTTGTCTGTCAAATCGTCAACAACGGCTTTCGGATAATGCTCTTTGAAATGCTCTACCCAATCCGCAATTTTTGATTTTTGACAAATCACCAAATTCACATTTGCTTCAAGCTGCATCATCTTTTCACTACCTACAAACGTTTTGCGTCAGCCTAACCCCATATCAAGGTAATAGGCGCAACGATTGAAACCTTTCGTTTCCTGCAACGCTTTTATTTGATGGGGGTATAGATTCATATCGTCACCTTCTTTCAATTCGAGCTTGCTAAAATATCTTCATACGTCAGACTTTCCGTGCCGGGAACAATATCAAAGAGGCTCACTTCCTGCGGGCGTCGTTTTCTTTTCACATATTCCCCGCCAATCGCTGATCTCATCGCTTGCACTGCGATCTTTACAAATCTGTACTGCCTGAGTTCAGGCCGGAACAGATAAAGTTTAACAGAAAGCATATATCTGAAAATCACAACGTCGAACCATTCTTCGCGGTCAAGCCCTCTTTGATTCAAATACCACCAAACAATATTTAGATGTTCTGCCGCGAAGCTCGCTTCTGTTTCAGTCAAAGGGCGGGAATAAAATTCTTTGGATTGCCGTTTCATCATTTATCCCTCCACATATCTTCAGGAATAGGAATCCCAGTTTCTTCTGTAAATCTCACAGGAGAAATAAAGTAGCTCCACTTTGACAGCTTCACAGCGTACCCCCATGGAAATACGCGCTCTCTCAAACCCTGCTCCACCCAATCACGGGACTTGTGCATCAGTTTGGCAATATCCTTCACTTTAACGGTTGCGCGGGAGGATTTCGTGATTTCCATTTTCGATTCTGGCTCTGGATCATCGAAAAAATTCTCCGAAAGTCCCAACGCCAAGGCGATTTTCTTCTGTCTTCGGGGATAAGGTTCAACCTTCCCGGAAAGATATTGACTAATAGAGGAAGCGCCAATCCCTGCCATCTTACAAACGTCCGTCTGCGTTAAATCCAATTCATTCATAAGGTTTTTCAATTTGTCTGCAAATGTCATATGTACTTCAACCTTTCAGAATTTTCATAATTTCTTTCACCCTTTTATGGTGGGGGAAGTGTTTCCCTATATCAAGTCCCGCCTTACGGTACAGGTCAAGCACAATCGGCAAGCGGCTATTATGGCATTTCGCTATTGTCCTTGCTGCTTCTTTGTAATCATCCGTAGTGAGCGGCCTTGTTGGTTCGTACTCGAGTGCTGCCATATCCTTAATGCGAAAATAACAGTTGACAAGCTGACGCTGCACTTTCCATGCAAGATCATCCGTGAAGGATTTAACGAGCATCAGATAGCCGCTTTCAGTGATGAGGGTCAGTGTTCTTCCCGCATTTATCCCGGCTTCGAACTGACGACGAATTTCGTCGTCAGTTAAGTTAATGGAGAAATAATCCGTCTCTTCAATGAACCGTTTCCGGTTCTCACGGAAGTTCCGGCTTGCCGTCCCTTCTAGCCGTTGGTGTACCGCATCGATGTCCTTGAAGGTGACAACCCTCTGTCCGCTAAACTCCTTGACCGTCAAATCAGTTCCGTAAATATTGATTTTGTTCATGTTTCTCTCTCCTTTTAGTTGTAACTTGTTGTATGATGAAATCATCATAGGTGGGCTTCCGCCTTCCTTTCCAACTAAAAATGAAATCAACCATATCGTACGCGTCTTGGAGCGTTGTTTCCTTCGGCTTGATGAAGCATCGAGGAAGATTCACGTGGAACTGATCGCAAATCTGCTTTACTACTACGGCAATATCCGCAGGGGGACACCCTTGCTCCTTCATGGTTTCTCTTGTCACTCGGATCAGGTTCACCACTTCACCGATGCTTGTGGCTTTCGGCGCATATCCGGAGACTTCATAATGCCCTGTTTTGCGGAGCGCGGGCAATACTTCTGATGTTACCCAACGTTTAAACTCTTTGGCTTTTGGAAGTTTGCTGGAAAGGATTAAGCTGTAAAGACCGCTTTCGTTGATAACCCAACCGCCGCGCTGTCCTAAACTCGACGACGATTTGTCGTTGAGTTTGTCTTCTTCGTCAACGTGCATTGCTATAGCTTTATTTGTGTCTGCATATCCCAACGTCCGAGCTACATCCTTACCAACAAACCACGATTCGTCTTCGATGGTGATTACTCTAACCTCACCAAATTCAGGATTTTGAAAAATTTGTAATTTGTTCATGTTTCTCTCTCCTTTTATCAAATCAGCTCTATCGCGACAATGGCAATCAGTATAAGTCCACTAATAACAGTGATTATCGCCTCTTTGTAGGACGATTCCGGGCCTTTTTCAATTTGTAATCTCATTCCCTTACCTCCATAGATAATTTAAAAAACAGCAGTGCCATTTGACATTTAGACAGGTGCTTTGTTCGCGCAAAAAACAGCTTGTACACACGCGATTTTAACCGTTTACTATAAATTTTCATATTCTGCACTCCTTTGATCGCCTTGTGGATGCTGATTGAAATCTATAAGTACCAGCATATGAGTATTAAAGTATTTAGCAGGGTAAGAAATAATAAAACACCATTTCCCACTAGTCGCTTTCTAAGTTTAAGATTTTCATTTTCTAGGTCGGTTACACGCTGCTCTAGGTTTTCTGGATTAACTAATGTGCAATTAGACAAAGACACATAGTACCTTGCGATTTCCCTCTCCGGGAGATTTTTATTTTCCATGATTTCACCTTCTTTTTTCCACATCGGGTATCATGGTGTCAAGAGGTTTCTTCAACGTGACTTGATATGTTTCGAAATCCTCAACGGCCTGATACCCACTTTTTTTCAGGATTTTTACAAGAGTGGTTTTTCCTGAACCATAAACACCAGACACAATGATTGTTTTTCTATCGTGTAATGCTTGATTCAACTTGCTGAAATCACTTTTCCCAAGCAATTTTAATAAATAATCTTTCATTTTTATTTTCCACCTTTCACCACTTCGAGCGGCTTTGACTCTTGGCGGATTAATTTTTCAAATATCGGAATTGCATTTTCATAATAGCGCCATGTCTCGACTTCCTTACAGGAAAAGCGCGACTTATCATAGAAGAGCTTTCCGTATTCGGGAACCTTGAGGCCGTGCGCATTGGCGAGCTTACCTATTTTATTGGCTGATACCCCATACATATTGCCAATCTCCGTTGCCGTGTAGGTTTTGCGTTCAACCTTCTGCATCGGGAGCAGCGGCGTGCCAGCAAGTACCTCTGCCGCTTTGGATTGCAGGATATACTTATATTCGGGGATGTTAATCTGTGCGGCAATCTTGAGGTATGTCTGCGCGGCTCTTGTTCTCGCGTTCAGCTCTATTGTTTTTGCTCTGGCGAGTTGGGCATCTTCTTTCGGTACAGATTTGATAGAGTATGTGCCTGTTTTGCGGATGGTTGGAATTACTTCATCAAATATCCAGCTTTCAAATTCTTCGGCTGCCGGAAGTTCTGAATGAGCGACAAGACGGTAAATATCACCTTCGGGAATGACATTGACCTCTATAGATGAACTTTTGCTTTGTGGATGAGGTATACCCCGTTTCAAGGTACCCTTACAGTGAGCTAAAATTGCATTCTCTGGTTTTGCATATCCTAATGCTTTTGCTACATCCCTAGCAACAAAATATGTTCTTCCATCAATATCAACAGTTCTGATTTCTCCAAATCTCGCATTTTTAAAAATTTGTAATTCGTTCATGTTTTCACCCTCTTTTTATACCTTATAAAGAGTGTCATCTTTCCATAACCATCTCATGATCGTGCAATTAAACCGGATAAATTGCCAGTCGGTTGCTTCGTAATACGGCGTTCCGATGATTCTTATTCGGCTTGTCTCGAACCCCCACTCCTCGCAGACTTTGACGCGGGCAGCTTCTTCTGAAATTTCATGGTCGCAGTCATTTACCAGCCATTTCCCGCCTTCTTCTTTGTAGGCGACAATGGCCTCCGGATTTCGCAAACACCAGCCAAATTCGGCATATCGGAAAACGTCGCTTGCGGTTAGCCGTCCGGCGTTAACGTGCTCAGAAAGTGTGTCGTATACTTCCTGCAATTTGTCCAGCCCTTTCCTCCGGCACTCTACTTCCGCCACGAACTCTTCCGCAGTTATCATGATTTCATGGATTGCTTTCCAATGCCGGTCATAACCGGCTTTTAATGCATCTTCCGTTTTGAATAGGTATCCACAGTCAAGAACGAATTTTTCAAAGCAGCTTCGTTTTGAATAATCTTTCGTTGTCATCCTGATTTCTTTTTCTAACAATTCACCATAGCCAGGAATGTGATTCTCAAAATTTTGGGTTTTCATTTTCCTCACATCGCTTTCTTTGTTGACCCTAATTTGCAGTATCTTTTTGTATTTCTTGCCGTTGTGTCGTGGATAGTGGACGTAGCAGGTTCTCCAGAAAAACCACCAAAATAATACCAAGACTGAAACAACCGAATAGTATCCAGAAAACGGCATCTATTTTTTCTTCTACGCTATTAGCATTATGGTATAAGTCGGCTTCGTAAAAACCGAATATCATCCAGGCGATTGTCGTGGATCGTCTGATGATTTTGTTCAGCTCCGCTCCCCAGCGGAGTTTCTTTTTATTCTCCATCGTCTCTCCTTCCCGCTGCCGCCGATGGGCGGCAGTCCGTTTAGATCGTCGCCTTTGCGGAGGAAATGCGCATTGTCACAGGCTTGAATTTTATCGGCTCGGCGGGCTGTGCCGCCAGTCCTGCGATAAACCCCATCGCCTTGGCTTTTCCCACGATGTCAAGTTGCTGGGCGGAGGCATTTATCTCCGCCACAAGCTGAATCTCCTCCGTGTTCAGCGTCCTCATAAGCATCTCAATTCCTCCTTTCGATTTTCTGTGTGCTATAATGGCATCATCTCAATGTAAGGAGGTGATTGCCATGGCTTACAAACATTACAGAATGGATACATCTTCCATGTCGGTCGAACATCGCAATGAGTTGCTTACTGCCATAAGCAAATGTGTCGGTGTCGGCTGGTGGAATCTGGCGTTCGGAGAGCCGTTCATATTCAAGCTGACTTGGGATGAGAATTATGATTTTGGCTCGTATGTTGTTCATGCCAATGAATGTACGCTTACGCCTTGGGAGTTTTGTTGACCGTCACTCCGTTTGGCATTGCATCAATAACGATGGTATAGCTTCCATCGCCCATGTGATCTGTTAGATCATGCAGGAGAGCCATGCTCAAATGAAATATCTCGCCCACCACTGCCAGCACCGTATCCTGTGTGACCTGAACTGCCGTCGTGTTATTTGGGATTTTGACACGCTCCACATACTTGCCGTCGTTGCTAGGGATGCCGTCCTCATGCTCCGGCGGCAAGTATCTTTTTAGGCTGACTCCTCCTGGCGATACTTCGATAACGATCCTGAATGTTGACTTCCAGTAGCAAAGCCCGCTCAACAGGCGCATAATCTCCACGCCGTTCTTGAAATTCTCGTAGGACATCATTATTTGTGTATTTTCCTCCACTCTCTTCCTCCCCTCAAAAAATTCTCTCCTACCCCATCTCCACTCTCTCACTCTCGCCTTCCCCTCGCTCTCGTTGGTTGTTACAATTAGGATAAGTATTCTTATGCTGGTCTACTCGTCTGCGCTGTTTGACGTCTCTGTTCGTCTTGTTTGACCTTGAAAGCCATCCCTTCTCCAAAAGCCAGTAATTTTTCCAGCTCTATATCCGATAAGCTAGGCAGCATTTCCTTGAAGGTTTTTAAAACCCGCTTTTTTTTTTCTCTGATATTGTTTTCGCCTCCTTATTGATTCTTGCCGCGTCTTGTTTACGGCTGATCAAAAGGGCTTTCAAGATCGTGAAGCGCTTCTACCAGCATTTCAATGCTGCGTGCCGCTTCTATGCTGCACGTCTGCTCCTCCATAGCGCTTTTGCAGCATTGTTTGATTACACGCCTGATATTGTTCCCAGCAGTATCAGGCGTTTCTTTCTCATGGCTCTCCTCGTATGTTTTTATCTGGCGATCAAGAAAGGGGGTTCTTACAAAACGTAAAGCCCTCACTAGCATTTCAATGCTTCGCGCTGCTTCCAGGCTGCATTTCTGTTTTTCTACCGCAATTTTGCAGTATTGTTTAATCACTTGATTGATGCTGTTTTCAAGGCTATTTTCTTCTTCCTTCATTTTTCTCACCTCCTTTCGTTAGTGGGCGGCTTCATACTGCATGTCCCCTCTCTGCCGCCCGCTGGCAGCGATGTGTTCGATTCGTTCGCGCTGGGCGGCTCACACCACCGCGCTTTTTGTTACTGTCTCTGGTGAATACTCCGGCATCGCCCTCGGCGGCTCATTCGCCCCCGCTGCAAGCCCCGCGAGGAATCCCATCACCTTCGCTTTGCCTACGATGTCAAGCCTTTGCGCCGCATCGTTGATCTCTGATACTAGCCGGATTTCCTCCGTGTTCAGCGTCCTCATGATCATCCCATCACCTCAGGGCGACAGCATTTAAAAATAATTATGCAGTGTTGAAGCTCACACAGTGAATATTCATTCAAAACTTTAACTCGTCAAAGTGCCTGGTCTGATTTTTTCGCCTGAATTGGTTCCACTTTTGGCTCATTTGTTTCAGTTTCAAAACCTCGAATTTTAAATGCTGTTGCCCTGCCCATCACCTTCCTTTCTATTGATTGTCCTCTAGCTTCGCGGTATAATATTGGCCGAAAGGGTTTGATGTTGATGGAAGTACAAAATTTCTTTCCTGGTACAAGTGAGCTACACAATTCTATTGACCAAATAAAGCGGCAGAAAAGTTCAGTGAATCTGACGGTTCATTTTGTTGATGCTATTACTGGCACTGGTAATATCAACAAATACGCTGTCTCCCTTACTGGATGTGACTGTGTGGATTTTAAGCGTCGCAGTCTGCCGTGTAAGCACATGTATCGTCTTGCATGTGAACTTGGAGTATTCCGCATTGGCGATGATGTCGCAAAAGATACCTCACTAAAAACATCTAGCTATGTACAAATTGAACGAGATGCCCTCAAGGCAAAGATTTCGCATCTATCGGACTCATCGCAGCATCTATTGCAGAAATGTGTGTCTTTGCACGAACGTTTTTTCTCTGCTGAGTTTCAGCCCGAAATCAACGAACTTGTCGAGGCAGGATTCGTGACTTCTCGACCCATCTGCTTTATGGATATTGCTTATAAATTCACTATTGCCGATGTCCTAAAATTATGCACCGACATCCAACCACCAAAAAAGAATCGTCGAAACTTAGTTATGACGTTCTTTGTTGAACATTACACCGATACTGCGGATCGACTGACTCGTAAGTTTAGTGATGGGAAAGTATGTGTCGAATTGACAGAAACAATTGAAACAGAGCTAAAAACCGTCCAGCGGTTCCTTTCTCAAAAACTAGGCAACATTACAAGGGATCGCGGATACGAAGTGTCATGGATGTAACTACCACAACTTTAATCTTGTCGTTTGCCGCCTGTGTTTAACAGGCGGCTTTTTCCACCTCCTTTGACCTATGCCGCCGCCCCCTGCCCCGTCTTATGGTTCGCTTCTCGTCATTTCGCTCCTCGGCTTATGTCGGTCGGTCGCGGCGGCGCGGGTTTGGTTACGACTATTTGCTAATCACAAGGGAATTTTAACATTAATAAATTCCCTTGTCAAGGGTTTTAAAAAATATTTTCCCTTGACACTAACATTTTTTTATAGTATTCTTCTCAATAAGGAGTGATTGCCATGCAAAATGACAGAGAGCGACGATTAAAGGAGATAGGCAGCCGCTTGCGGGATTTCCGCAAACAGCTAGGCTATAAGAGCCAAGAAACTTTTGCTAGTGAGCTGGGAATGAAACGCCCCGCTTATTCTCATTATGAGTTGGGCGAGTCAGAGCCGACAGGCGCATTTCTCCATAGTCTGTCCGTGAAGTTCGGCGCGGACATCAACTACATCCTCACAGGCAAAAACGAACAGAAGATGCCCGACCTCGATACCTACCTCACCCGCATGGGCGTGGACGATATGATGCGCTCTATCATCAAGGGTTATATGGCTCTCCCCGAACCAAAACGAAAAATCGCCAAGGAGTTCATTGAAAACCTCGCTGCCGAAATCGTAGCCAAGAAAAACGCCGCCGATGCTCCTGCTGCGCCCGTGTCCGAATTGGATACGCCGCCCACCGCTGACCGCCCCTATGATGAGCTGTCCATTGATGAGAAGGTGGAACGGTTTCGCGCCGCATTGGAGAGCGAAGAAAAAGCGAAGGAAAAATCATCAGCTACCTTCGCATTCGCCTCGAAATAG